GTCTAGGACTATTGGTCCGCCTGAACCAGAAGCAACAGCTTCTCCTCCAACTAGAATCCTATTTTCCCCTGAATCATAGGTAGGCAAAAATGGAGCAATAGCAGCAGAAAGAATAAATACTGCTGCAAGAAGCTTCTTACCAGATATCCCCTTAATCAATTTTCCCCCAAATTGTTCTATTTACGAACCTTTAGCGCATGTAAGCGAGCAGTAGAAATTGTCATTCTTTAGTCGCATCATTCCACGAACTGTTATTTTTTTACATGTTGGGCAACAGCATGAAGAATCTTTTGTGCCTACATATCTAATCTCAACGCCATAAATCTCTGGATCAAGCACAACCTTCTTTGCCTGACCAGCCATTGGCTTTGCTGGCTTCTTACCTGCCACGTTGGCCACCTTTTTGAGTAACAACAACAACTTCTTCGTCAAATTCGCCACGTGCATGGTCTGCAATATGGGCATCAATTTTCAGCTCTGTTCTATCAACAGCTTTTTCAACTCTGTCTATGGAAATACCAAGAGACTTGCCGATATATTCCATTTTTTCGCCAAGTGCCCTATGGTCAGATCTATTCTCTCTATTGCCTTTTTCAATAAATGCAACAAGAGCAGCACCGATAGCACCAATTATGGCTACCGTAATCGCTTCCATTTTTCACGCTGCCGGAGGTGTGTATGGGATTGCGTTCCAGGCTGCTTCAAACTTTGCAGCATTATCGGCCATTTCCGGTGAAAGCTCTATATGGATCCACTTACCACCCATTGAACCAGCGTTGTCTTTATCGTCGTAAATCTTTACGCCCTTTACGCCTTCTCCTCTTGAACAGCGATATCCACGGCCCCATGCCTTTGCCGGACCCTCTTTGCCATCCTTGTCAAAGGCATAATCATGGAGTTCTTCAATTCCAAGAGCTGCTGTGTTGGCAACAAGCCAATCCCACATATCAACGCCGACCTTGCGCTTGTCATATCCACAGTCGGCAGCACGACCAGTTGCATGGACACTTAGCCACTTTGGGTCACCCTTGGTTGCCTTTGGGTTGTTCATTGAGCGATTGGCAAATGTGCCAAGATTATTGATGCCCCAGCGCTTTTCAGCTAGTTGCATAAACTTGACTAGACCAGGGCGGGCCTTTCCAGTCTTTGACAGTCCATCAGAATTGCCTGTGTACTTTCTGGGCATAAATCCTCCAACTAGAACAACCAAACAAAATTGGCTTGCATATTGTACAGCAAATAGTTGTTTACTAATTTGAGTAATTTATTCTTTGGATGAAACCATCTTGTAAAAATAGTGAAGTATTGTCCCAACTATTGTCATTATGAGCACAGTTCTTTGGGTGTCTCCAGACAAGGTGATTATTACGGTGATACTACCGATAATCGTCCAGATGAAGTCTCCAGTTATGTCCCATAGCTTTCTAAGGATTTTCATTTTGTCCCCCTGCGCCTGCGTCCCCTTGTTTTTTCTTCCCCACTTGTAGATTCGTTATTTGGCCCAGAAGGCCCACCTGATGGTCCGCTTCCACCAGAAGGACCCGAAGGCCCACCACTAGATGGCGGAGCTGAAGATGTAGCAATAGTCGTAATAGATGATACAACAGCAACCGCTACCAGAACTCGACGTTCACCAACGGTCACAGTTGATCCAACGGCTACATAGTTGTCAAAACCACCACCAAATACATTTATTTCTTCTTCAAATTCTTCTCGTACTTCTTGTGGTGCATCTTGAACAGCATCAACGATTGCTTGAGATTCTTCTTCTGACAGGCTTGATACATCAACGGAAGAAAATATTTCTTTTGCTTCTTCAGCCGTAACAGCTTGGAGGACTTCAGGGCTAGTTGCAAGCTCTTCAGCCACTTCAGCATCTATACCATTTTCAATTATTGACTCAACTACTTTAGATATCTCTTCTTGAGATAGTTCACCGCTTGACACTAGATCAAGAACTTCATTTATTATCTCTTCGGATAACTCTCCAGAAAGAACTTCATCTAGATTTTCAGCAGATACCTGATCTAGTTCTTCCTGCGTTTGCTCTTCATTTTCTTCGTTTGGCGCTGGTTCAGGTACCGCTGTTTGGGTGGCTTCTCCTCCGTCATTTTCTTCCTTTACTGTTGTAGGTGGCGAAGTTTCTTCCGTTATCTGCTCTGGTTCCGTAGTCTGTGTAGTGGTTGTCTCAATTATTGTAGTAGTTGGAACTGTCGTCACTTCTTGAAGAGTTGTTGTAGTTTCTGGAACAGTTGTTTGTGGAGATGGAACAAAAACTGGCTCTTCTGTAGTAGTTGTTTCAGGAGCAGTAGTTGTAGTCGTTTCGGGGATAGTTGTAGTGGTTGTAGTAGTTGTAGTAGTGGTAGTAGTGGTAGTAGTGGTAGTAGCTATAGAAAGTGAGTTCCAAATCGCACCATCAGAAGATGTAGCTACCCTATTTGAAGTTCCAGAATTCGCTACAGCGACATATTTTCCAGAGCCATAAGCAACAGATTGCCATGAGTTTGAAGGTATTCCGGTTCCAAGGGTCCAGGTTATTCCATCAGATGAATACGCAGCTCTCGTATTCACCCCACCTTCGGCAACAGCTACAAACTGACCACCACCATATGTTATGTGCCTCCATTGATTCGCTGGAGCCATGTAAGCTGTCCAGTTGACACCATTAGTAGATGATGCTCCATATCTATTCCCGGATTGAGTGCTGTACTCAAGCCATGTAAATCGTGTCCCACCAAAAGCTAGATTTCTTATATCAACAATTGATCCAGGGTTCTGTATTGACCATCCAGTCATTCCATCTGCCGACGACCATGCTCGACCAAACTGAGATACGGATACATAGCGTGGAATTGATCCACTGCATGCCACGGCATCGTGTGACCATGCATATGCTGGTGTACGGACAGTCCATGTAATTCCATCAGTTGATGTCATTACATAATTTGAGCCCCAAGTAGCAGTCGCTACATATAGATTGTTGCAGTGTGCGATTGACTGCCATTCACCACCTGGAGATGTTCTTGATGTCCAAGTAATACCATCTGGGGATGTCATTACAGCGTTTGAGCCGACAGCTACGAATTGGTTTCCGGCATAAATGACTGACTGCCAATTTGAATCAGATGCTGATTCCCTAGATGTCCATAAATTTCCATTTGTAGACGTCATCACCCTGTTTCCAGAACCAGATGATGCAACGGCAACAAACTTTCCATCACCATAGGTAACAGACTCCCAGTTTTGATCAGATGGATACCCAGTTGCTGGTGCAGTGAGGCCAACAGTTGCACATGGCTTATCTCCAGTTACTGCCTGGCACTCTTGCCAGCCAACATCAGATATCCAGTTTTGTATTCCAGATGAAAATTCAACATTAGATAAAATTTCTGATCCATCAAACTTGAGTGAAGCTGACTCAATATTTGGACCATAGTTCCCAGCCCAGAATTCGCCATCATCTCCAGCAACGGTGAGTCGAGCGGTCGCCACTTCCCCCCACCCCTGACCAACGCCAGCTGATGTTACTGAAATCGTTATATCTGAGTAGCCAGATGAGCCAAGTGAGACCCATCCTGTGTCATGGGAATATATTCCGCCACCACCAGCACCATACAGACCTATTCCAACAAGAATTTGGTCTGGTCCATATTCGGTTTGTGCGGCTCGGACAGTAGCAGTGAGTGTTGTCTTACCAGAAGTATTTACTGAAACTTCCTGGTAGACGCTTGATGGGTTATAAGAGAAGATAATCCTGTCGCCCTGCTCGGCAGAGGCTTGAGAATTTATTGGTGAGCTAAAAAAGCCTACAAAAAGAGCAAAGACCGGCACCCACCAGCCTGATCTAAGTTTTAAAGACCTATTTTTTTTCAACTGGTTGGCCCTCCGACCAACCAATTTTACAATGCAAAATAATTAAAAGGTGAAACAATTGTTCTATAAAACACGGTCAGAGATGTTTCTGTCCTCAACTGCTAGAAGTTTTCCCTTATGGTTGGCATCTACATCCTTGCGTACCCATGTCATTCCATAGGTTGTATCAAGGTTATGTACTCCCTCTCTTCTTAGGAGCCTTTCTGCCATTGACTGAAAAGTTGGATCATCACTGAGATTTAGGTACGAATTGTGGTACCAGGGAAGGTCATAAAATGCTGGTGCGTTAACAAGAAGCGCCCCAGCGGTCGTCCAGTGCTCCTGAATCGGTGGGTTAGCGCTAATAATTTTTCCCTGAAGACCGTACTGAGGCACATTAACGCCAACAAGTGGTCTGTCAACTTCAAGCATTTTTTCAACTATTTCAGCATTCAGTGAAATATCTGAATCAACATATAGCACTGCCTGGTAATTAACCACACCTATGTTTTCTTCCGTGCAGTCCTCTCCCCAGTGGTGACCGCTCGTTACCCTATATCTTTGTGCAAATTCTCGTATTAGATTGCGACCAGTTTCTATACGAATCCACCTATTTGAAGAAGTAACTTTAGATTCCATGTCATTTATGGAATATGTCCAATAATCTCCATTAACTTCCCTTAGGGCGTTAATCACATCAGCAAATGGCTCTATACCTCTATTATCAAGCTCAAACGCTGCAAACCATTTAGCATTCGGAAATTTTGACATGATTGCGTGGCGATCTTCAATCCAGCTCATATGTTCAAAGGAATCGCACTTCCACCCAACAAGTGGGGTTCCGATGACAAAATGCTTCTGGTAGTCAATTTCTTTAATCATTGAGATTCTCCAATACCGATAAAATATTGTCTGAGCATATTCCAAAATAAAGTTGTAAGTCTTGTTTATCAATTTTCTCTGGCATAACGCATATGCATTTGGTTGAAGTTGGGGGTTTGCCCGGATAGGCCCAAACGAATCCTTGGCTAGTTATTGTGTAGTCATCAGTATTGTGAAAAAAACAATGAATATTTTTTTCTATACAAAATGATAGAGCTTCTGTATTTTTGCAGTGAACCCATAGACTTTCTTGCCTGTCAGAAATCCAAGCTAACTCAACCCTGTACTCCGGTTCATCGTGACCAAAATATATCTGTCCCCCCACGATCCGCATATCAATTTCGGCGTCAAACCCGCGCATTAATGCGACATCAATATATGTTGGACTATTCTCGAGGCTTGGATTTGATCCTTTAATATTTCCACGATGAGCTATAAGTCTCATTTTGATACCTGAACCCAAATCCAGTTTGCATGGTTATCACCGGGCCCTGTTGGTCTTATGTGCGATTTGTAAACCTGGTAGCCAATTTTATTAAGTAAGTCATCTTTGAGGTTTTCTTCATCAGTGATGCTTACATCGGCATGTCCATTTGTGCTTACAGCATCAAAAACATTGTCGTAATAATTTGCTGTCGGTATTTCACCTTTTCCGCCAAAACCCATTTGAAAACATAGTTTTCCACCTGGTTTAAGTACTCTGTAAATATCTTTAAAAATACTAAATCTAATGTCGTATGAACAAATATGCTGGAGGCATATTACCGAAAATACAACATCATACGAAGAGTCACCTATTTCAGAAAGATTATCTCCTGTTGTTACAAACAAGCGTGAATTTATTATTCCGTTATGTGAGAGATTAAGCTTTGCTTTTTCAATATTTATACTTGAAATGTCAATGCCGTCAATACGTTCAAACCTGTCAGAAAACTTAACTAAATTACGACCAGGACCACAGCCATATTCAAGGGCAATCTTTTTATCAGTACTTATACCCTTAAACAGATATTTATCATAATCTTCCCAGTTATTATGGGCATCGTAAGACCCGACAACTGGATCCCTAAATTCAAGAGTCCATTTACTTGCGTATTCATCGTAGTAACTATTCTGCATTGCAAGATAGTCAACTTTATCTTTGCTCATTTGTTGTTCTCCAAATATGTATTTAGGTCCTCTGGTGTCCCAATTCCCCACATGCGAGAAACCTCTTTAACTCTTATTTTTTTGCAATCCTCAATTGCTTCATTGAATACTGGACAGACATAGAACTCATTGTTTGTACGTATGTTTTTTGAGATCATTTGTTCCGCATACTTGACATAGTCGGAGCCGTGTTTCCAGTAATAAATTCCAACTGTTGCGTTATCTGATATAGGATTCTTTTCTGCAACCTCTGTCACAAACCCATTTTCTCCAATTTTCGCATACGACCATTTTGGGTGGGTTGCTTTAAATGTCAAGATTCCACCATCTATTTCATCTGCATCAAACGCATATAGGCATTCATTGCTGTTCCATTCAACTATCTGGTCAGAATTTGCCATCAATAGTGGATTTTCGTTATTAATAAGCTCCTTAGCGAGCAATGTGGTGCAGGCAGCACCCTCTGTGAGTCCGTCAACAAGTACTATGTCGCAACCAGGCTTTATTAGACTTAAAACCTGCCTTAAATTATATTTTTCATAGTGTTCTTTTTGAACTATGAAAATGTAGTGAGCATCAATATTTAGGTTCTCTACAACAGCCTGAATCATTGGTTTTCCATTTACCTCAATAAGTGGCTTTGGAAATGTATATCCAGCTTGAGCAAATCTTGACCCAGCACCAGCCATAGGTATTAGAACATTCATTTTTTCATTCCTCCACGCAACTGCTGATGTGTTTGTATTTTCAAAATCGTTAATCATTGCCATGAATCTTTCTTTGTTTAGGTCATAAGAATCTTTGATTGGATAAAGGTGGGCACCAGAACTTATTGCCCCCTGTCTACCTATGTGAGAGTCCTCAACTATTACGGTCTGAGATGGATGACAGCTAAGGGCAATCATGCAACGCCAATACATCTCCGGGTATGGCTTATGATGTTTTACATCTTCATTGCTCATTATGTAACTGATATAAGGAAGCATTCCAATAGCATCTAGAGCAGCAATCACTGTTTCCCGAATTGCATTGCTAGCGACTGCCATTTTCCAGCCACGATTTCTGAGTTCTTCAGCTATTTGTATTGCTTCGTAGTTCTTTGGAAACTTACGAATTAACTCAATGGTTTGAGATTGCTTATCTTCCCAGACTTTTTGGTGACAATCGCTCGGCAGACCCTTTGACTGCGAAAGCATCTCTAGCTTCTTGGTTGTACCTAGTCCGTCGTATGTTGATAGATGCTCTTCTCTCGTTATGACATACTTATTGTCAATATTTTCAAGAGCTTTATTTAGTGCATGATAATGAAGGTCTCTTGACTCAATGAGTACTCCATCAAGATCAAATATGACAAGTCTATTGTTCATGACGGCTTGGGCCCTGCATGTCTATGCCACTTGTTATGTCTAACAATGCTTCTACCATTGCACTTCATTACGTACTTATCCCTTACCCGTAGGGACCATTCAACATCTTCTTCTTCGTTCCACCCACGAGACTCATCAAGAGGTTCTTCCAGCATCACATGCTTCTTTACGATGAAAAATCCACCAGATATATACATATATTGAGTTTGTGACCAGTCGTTATAATCAAGCGACCATGCTCTTCCATGTCCTGGCTTATCCCATAATGACCAATCCATTGGATTTCTAGCGCCGTTTATTAGATATTGAGGGCACGAACATATATCCCAATCTGTTCCAAATCTTTTAAACTCTGAATACCAAGATGTATCAAATACATGGTAATCATGCATTAGTACAAGGTTTTCGTACCTACAGCTTTGGGCAAGAATATTCTTTTTTCTAGTAATCCATATTGGCTTTATTGACTCATCAAAGTCTAGAAAAACAACATTGGTGTTTTCAGAGGAGTAGTCACCACGATTACCACCTATAAAAAGTACTTCGTATTCTGGTATTTTAAGTTTTTCTATACTTGAAATAATTTCGTTCAGTCTGTTATGATCTTCATAACCAGTTACTATTCCAAATGACCATTGAATATCATCCATAAACTACCCATTTAGTATCTTTCTATAAACTTCATCCCAATCATTCGCCCTAGCTTGAATGGTGTAATTGCGAAGTTTTTCTCTATTTATGGCTGCTTCATCACGTCTCATTGCTGGGTCAAGCAATTCTTTTAAGTGATATTCCCATTCTTTGGTATTTCTGGCAATTCTTCCTATTCCATCATTGGCAAGAAATTCATATTCAGGAGAATAAGAGGCAACAAAGGGAATTCCAGCAGCAGCGTATTCAAGACCCTTTATAAAGGATTTTGCATGATTAAATGGAACATCCCTTAGTGGCACTATCCCAATATCTATCGGGCTAAATAATTTAGGGTATTCAGATATTGGAACTAGTGGCAGAGTTGAGCACCACTTAGATTCAATTTTAAGTTCATCTGTAACTTTCTTTGCACCAGCAGTGTCGCCAGAATGGTGGAATCTCACATTATTTAGCGCCATAAAGCTGTTCATAAAAGGACTTACTTCATCAAGATCTCTGGATCTCCACGGTGTGGCCCCAACCCATCCAATTCTTGTTCTATGATGCTGGCGCCTGGGTTTTGGTATATGCAGAAATCTTTCCGAATCTATGCCATTACGAACCATAAAAACATTCTTATGAAACTGCGAGTAGTAGTCGCGTAGAAATGGCGTTGAGGTTATTACTGCCGTTGAACGCAAAATAATTTCGTGGAGTATTTTTCTATTGTTGTCTGGATTTTTATCTGGATCAGTTGCCTCAAAAGCCCTGTTCTCCTCATGAAGCCCATCAAAAAAATCGTCAACATCAACAATAATTTTTTGCCCCATGTCTAGGGCTTTTTTCATGCACTCAAGTATGTCTTTATGCATTAGGAGCTTAAAAACTATGAGATCCCAGCCGTGTATCCCTTTATTCTCAGAGGAAACAAGACCAAAGCCATCTCTTTCATTGAAGCACGGCATTCCAACTCCGACAGTCCAGCCGAGCTTTTCTAACTGAACTCCAGGCAGAACACACCTATACCAAGCACAACCATTTGGCTGGAGAGGTTCAGTTCCCCATGCCCAGTCGCTTGTCAGGAATGCAATTGTATTTTGTCCGCTATTTCTCACATCAATCCTTCGGCCAGATGTGTCAAGTCTTGATGGACTTTGTTTTTTCCTCATATGTTATTTGCTGTCAATTTTGGAAATCGGTACTGAGACTAGCCCATAACTTCTACTTATAAAGGCATCTCCTAATCTACAATTCTTGGTAGGACTGCTTGGGAATGGTTGCGGATGATTTCAGGTATTTACAACATAACCTGTGAGCAGGGGGCGACCTTCACCAGGCTGATAGAGATTGAGTATCCAGACCCAACTGATCCGGATACATATTTACCATTTGACTTGAGTGGGTACTCAGCAAGCATGCAGGTCAGGCGTACAACTGAAAGCAGCACAATCATTATTGGACTTTATTCATCAACTGGTGACATAGAAGTACAGTCTGCATCGGTGTCAAATGCCATAAGAATAAATATGACAGACGAACAAACATCGCAAATTACTTCTGATGGCGTCTATGACCTAGAAATTGAGTCACCAACTGGATTTGTATCAAGGGTCATAAGAGGAAACTTCACATTGATACCGCAGGTAACCAGATGAGCAATGTTCCGAACAATGTCGTCATAGTTGAAGATGTTCCAAATCAAGTAATCATCAATCAAGATGCTCCAAACCAGGTTGTTGTTAGGTCTGGTGGATCTTCTTCCGGTAACACAAGACGATATGTGCATACTCAGCAGTCAGCTGCTACCACGTGGACAATTAACCACAGCTTAGGCGGAAGACCTTCTGTAACGATTGTTGATACTGCAGGAACCGTAGTCATTGGTGAGGTAAAATACAATAGTGATTCCCAAGTAGTACTGGAATTCACGTCAGCATTTTCGGGATTCGCATATTTGACATAAAGACGAGGGCCAATGGCTACAAAATTTGTAACAAATCTTGACCTCAATCAGAATCAAATTTTGAATAGCACCTTTGAGGTGTTGGCCACAGATCCAGGCTCAGGCAATTTTGATGGGCGCATGATATTTAATAGCACTGAAGGTGTTATTAAAGTATATGACGCTACTACTTCAACATGGCGAAAATCCATTACATCAGTATCCTCGGCTGGTGCCTACTCATCTGCGCTGACAATCAGTGACTCAAATGGCCTTATAACAATCACGCCAAATCTTGCTACTTCAGCAAGTGCTGGCTTGATGTCAGCATCTGATTTTTCAAAACTATCTGATGCTACTGCTGAAGCGACTGCAAGCAAGCTGGTAATACGCGATGTAAATGGCCAAGCAAAATTTGGCACCCCAACCGATTCCAGCCATGCAGCGACAAAGGGTTATGTTGATGCTGCTAGGTCTGGCCTTGATGTAAAAGAATCTGTAAGGGTAGCAACTACGGCTTCAATTACCCTTGCTTCTCAGCTGGAAGCAGGAGACACGATTGACGGTGTAACCCTAGTTGCTGGAAACAGAGTCTTGGTCAAGGATCAGGCTACAGCTTCTGAAAATGGCATTTATGTAGTAGCAGCATCTGGGGCTCCGTCTAGGGCTTCTGATGCAGATGAATCATCAGAAGTTACAGCGGGAATGTTTACCTTTGTTACGGAGGGAACAGCAAATGCTGATACTGGCTGGGTACTTACAACAAATGACACGATCACTCTTGGTAGTACTTCGCTTGTATTTACGCAGTTCTCTGGAACTGGACAAATAACTGCTGGTGATGGTTTATCAAAATCCGGCAATACGCTTAATGTTGGCGGAACGGCAGACAGAATAACTGTCAATGCTGACACTGTAGATATTGCGGCTACTTATGCCGGACAAACCTCAATAACCACCCTCGGAACAATAACAACTGGTACATGGGATGCAACTACTGTTGCCGTAACTGCTGGTGGTACTGGTGTTGAGTCCTTCACCGACAACGGCATTGTTTACGGTAATGGTACTAGTGCCCTGGACGTAACTGCAGCTGGTACCCAGTACCAGGTATTGCGCGCTGGAGCTAGTGGCGTTCCAGCATTTGGTTCAATAAATCTAGACCAGTCAGCAGCAGTAACCGGAATTCTTCCAATTGCCAATGGCGGCACCAATGCATCAACTGCCGCCAATGCAAGAACAAACCTTGCAGCAGGAGGAACACAGGGATCTGGTGTAAGTGCCCCATCCCTCACTCGTAAAGTAACTAAAACTATTGGTGATGGGATAAATACTTCATATACGGTTGTCCACTCATTTGGTACACGTGAAGTAATGATTCAGGTCTACGATGCAGCAACCTACGACACAGTAATAGCAGACACAATCAGGACAGATACTGATACGGTCACTGTCAACTTTGCCTCTGCACCATCTAGCAACTCTTATATCGTTATTGTCATTGGCTAAGGAGAAACAATGAAACTAACAGCAGAACAAAAAGCAATGCTTGCATCTTACGCACGAAGCGTTCTTGGTGCCGGCCTTGCAACATGGGCATCCACACAGGATTGGAAGCTGACACTCAATGCACTTTGGGCTGCAGCTCTTCCGGTCGCAATGAGATACCTAAACAAGGAAGACAAGGCTTTCGGAAGAAAGTAATAAACACTCCCCTGAGGGGGAGCCAATTCAAAAAGGTCGGCTGAGGTCGTGACAAAATTTGTAGGCACTCCCCTGAGGGGGATTGAATTTGCATCCCCCTCTGATGAGGCTGTGTCTGCTCGTGTATATGGCGATACCCAACCACGCATAAGAATTGATGCCGGCGGTAGAATTACATGGTCAAGTGGCTCAATATCTGGTGACACAAAGCTTTACCGGAGCGATTCTGACACCCTATTAACAGAAGGCATATTCTCTGCAAGCGGTGGGGTTATAACCCTTGCAACTTCCGGTTCCCCCACCGTATCCCTGCCTGATGGCGCAATAGCAGTAGATACAACAAATAACACTTTTTATTTTCGGTCAAATGCAACATGGAACAAGATAACTGTTGATGGGGCTACCCTAACTGTTGCAGACTCTCCACCATCTGAGGAATTGACATCTGGAGATCTCTGGTATGAATCAGATACTGGAAGAACATTTGTCTACTACGACTCATACTGGGTTGAAATGGGTAGTAGCGGAAATTCAACTACCGCTGAAAACATAACTGGCAATGCAGCCACTGCTACAAAATTAGCAACAGCTAGAGCACTTTCACTAAGTGGCGATGTTTCCGGATCAGTATCATTTGATGGTTCAGCTAATGTGACCATAAATACAACAATTGCCCCTAATTCTGTCACTCTTGGCACCGATACAAGCGGGGACTATGTCTCATCTCTTGTGGCGGGTACTGGAATCACGCTAACAAACAACTCTGGTGAGAGCGCAACACCAACAATTGCAATTGGACAATCCGTGGCTACATCAGCTTCTGTTCAGTTTGCAAGCATTGAAGGGAATGCAAAAGCTGGCACTACATCAACTAGCTCTGAAGCTATTGGTTATATTGGGTTGCCACAAATCAAGGCAAACATGTATATGTGACATCAACTTCTACTGTCACCGTCCCGGCAAATTCATCAGTAGCTTTTCCAATTGGTTCTGTTGTAACAATTATTTCGGCTGCCGGTGCGACGGTAACAATCTCCATAACATCAGACACACTAAATCTCGCTGGTACTGGGACTACTGGTTCAAGAACGCTTGCACCATATGGTGTTGCTACGCTTATAAAAGTTGCATCAACCACATGGTTTATAAATGGAACTGGACTCACATAATGGCCGGTTTCTCTTCCCTTCTTGCTAGTACAAAAATAGCAACCGTTTCTGGAGCAACTAGCGGTGATCCGGCTCTCGCGCTTGGAACGGAAGTTGCCTGGACTTCTGGCACATACTTTGACTCATGGACGAGTCAATCTGGTGTTACGACGGAAGATGCGCCAGGGACGCCATACACAAATTATCTCTGCTGGCAAATGTTCTATGCACATGTTGCCGTTAAGATTTCGGCAACAACACAGCGTGCCGGTGTTGCAACGATGATAAATGGAACCAATGTAATCGCCATACGTACTGCTGTTGCGAGCGTTAATAATACTCAGAGCGGGTTTACCGGAGAGACGCAACGTGCTAGCCAGGCATTCAGCTATACGGCTGGCGGGTTTAATCAGTTAACATTCTCAAGCCAACTAAGCGTTGCTGCAAATAGATACTTTTTGATTGGTGTCACAAGTGGACCTTATTACAGGACATTTAAGACTCTCAACGCAAATCGTACTGCTGTTGTTGGTGGAACTACTGCAGTCGTGACGGCAATAAATAAAACTTGGTGGGGCGCTCACGGTTCTGGGCCTACTACTGGAATACCAACTCAGCTTGGTGGTTCCTCAACATTTACAGAATGGTCAAATATCATTCCAGTAACAAGCTTTAAGTTTGAGACGGTATAGAGATGGCAATAGATTTTCCAAATTCCCCAGCACTAAACGACACCCATACAGTCGGCTCAAATACATGGTCATATGACGGTGAAAAATGGGTACTAGTAGGTGAAGCGATAGACCTTGAGGATCTTGGTGATGTTGTTCTAACCAGTCCAACAGCAAATCAAGTCCTAACTTATGACGGAACAAACTGGGTAAATGATGACCCAGGTTCTGGTGGGTCTGGAGATATAGACGGTGGCGACGCAAATGCAGGGCCACTCGAGGCAGAAGTGACAGGTTATATAATAGTTACGTTTGATGGAGGAGAACTCTAGTGTCTGGTGCAAGAATTCAAGTAAAAAGAGGTACGGCTGCTGAATGGACATCAGCAAACACCGTGCTGTACTCAGGCGAAATAGGCCTAGAAACAGATACTGGAAAGTTTAAAATTGGCAATGGTTCAACTGTATGGAATTCGCTTGCGTATACAGCAAATAGCATAACCCTCAATGACCTAGGCGATGTAACGATTACATCAGCAGCTAATGGTGATTTTCTACGCTGGAATGGCACAGCTTGGGTAAATGATGCAGTTAATCTGTCTACTGACACAATTGGTGACTATGTAGCATCTCTTGTTGCTGGAACAGGCGTAACCCTAAGCAACAACTCAGGCGAGGGTGCTACCCCCACAATTGCCATTGGTCAGGCTGTCGCAACCAGTGACTCTCCAACATTTGCAGGTTTAACTCTAAATGGAAATGTCGTTTTTGAGGGTGCTACGGCTAATGAATTTGAAACAACTGTTACGGTTGTAGATCCGACAGCAGATAGAACAATCACTATTCCTGATGTCACCGGAACTGTTGTTACAACTGGAGATAGCGGAACAATATCAAGTGCAATGATTGCCAATGGGGCAATTGTCAATGAAGATATAAATGCTAATGCCTCAATAGCACTTTCAAAGCTGGCTAATGGCACTGCTGGTTATGTTGTATTGGCAAACTCATCAGGTGTGCCCACCTATACCCAAATTTCTGGTGATATAACAATTAGTGATTCTGGGGTCGCAGCAATTTCTGCAAATGCTGTTGCACTTGGAACTGACACAACGGGCAACTATGTTGCCATAGTCTCTGGTACAACCGATCAGGTCTCAGTAGTTGGATCTGGTTCCGAGTCTGCATCAATAACGCTTTCGCTACCACAAAATATTGCTACAACATCAAGCCCAACATTTGCTGGAGTTACAGCAGACAATATCAACATTGGTGTTACAGGCGCTAATGAGATTGACACCGTAAGCGGTGGCCTAACCATTGACTCAGCTACTGGTACTACAACAATTGATGACAATTTGATTGTTACCGGTGACCTTACTGTTCAAGGCACAACAACAACATTTGATACGCAAAATCTAGTAGTTGAAGACAACATAGTTGTTCTGAATTCTAATGTTACGGGTTCCCCGTCTATGAATGCGGGAATAGAAATTGAACGCGGAGATTCCCCAAATGTTCTAGTTCGCTGGAACGAAACTTCCGATAAATGGGAAATCACAAATGATGGCTCCGCATATGGAAATATTGCAACACTTGGAGCAATTGCACTTGGAACAGATACAACTGGCAACTATATGTCAGATATTGTTGCTGGCACTGGTGTCACCATTACTCACACTCCAGGCGAAGGATCAAGCGCATCTATCGCCATTGGACAGTCAGTTGCATCATCTGATTCTCCAGTATTTGCCGGTCTAAGCCTTAATGGAAACTTGTCATTTGAAGGCGCAACTGCAAATGAATTTGAGACGACTCTAACGGTCACAGACCCAACAGCCGATAGGACAATTACGCTCCCAGATGCATCTGGAACTGTTGCGCTTTCTGGAACTATTGCCCTTGGAACGGATACAACAGGAAACTATGTATCCGATGTGACCGGTGGAACTGGAGTAACGGTAACTCATACCCCCGGTGAAGGTTCAAACCCAACGGTTGCTATTGGACAGGCAATCGGTACATCCGACTCTCCAACATTTGCTGGTCTAACAATAAACGGTGCAAATATTGTTCTTGAGGGCTCTACTGCAAACGACTTTGAAACAACAATTACAGTCACTGATCCAACGGCAGATAGAACAATAACAGTTCCAGATGCAACAGGAACAGTAGCTCTTCTTGGGACTATCGCTCTTGGGGCCGATACAACTGGCAACTACATGTCAGATGTAACCGCAGGAACGGGAATATCTGTTTCGCATACTCCGGGAGAGGGTTCAAGTGCATCTATTTCGCTTAACGCATCACTAGATAACCTATCAGATGTTGTAATAACTTCACCAGAAGAGTTCCAAAGTCTTTCTTATAATGGAACAAGCTGGGTAAATAGCCATATACCACTTGTCTCTTATGTGCGTAATGCCGAGGCAACGACATTAACAACAGGAACATGTGTTTATATATTTGGAGCAACAGGCGACCACGCAACCGTAAAGAGAGCCGATAATACATCTGATGCAACATCATCAAAGACGATTGGTGTAGTCGGTGCAAACATAACTGCATCAAACAATGGTCCAGTTATCACTCGTGGTTATGTAGACGGCATAAACCTATCTACCGGCTATACAGAGGGTGATGTTCTCTGGTTGAATAAGAATGGCGCATTTACAAATGTAAAACCAGTATCGCCAGACCATCTCATATTTATAGGCGTAGTAGTTAGAGCAACGGTAAATGGAATCATCTATGTTGCCACCCAAAATGGCTACGAACTTGATGAGCTACATAATGTCTATCTCATCTCTCCAACAGATGGTCAGTTCCTGCGTTATAACAGCGCATCTGCGCAGTGGACCAACGATACGATCAATCTTGGAGCCGATACTTCTGGTGACTATGTTGGCTCTCTAGTGGCGGGAACGGGAGTTACTCTTAGCAATAACTCCGGTGAAGGCTCAACTCCAACAATAGCAATTGGCCAGTCCGTGGCAACAAGTGATTCGCCAACATTTGGTGGCCTCAATCTAAATGGGAATATCATTTTTGAGGGCGCAACTGCTAATGATAATGAAACAACTCTTACTGTTGCCGACCCAACGGCTGACCGCACAATTACGCTCCCAGATGCATCCGGAACTGTTGCCCTACTTGGAACAATTGCGTTGGCAACAGATACAACTGGCTCCTATGTGGCCTCTCTTGTTGCCGGCACAGGCATAACCCTTACAAATAACAGCGGTGAAAATGCAACACCAACAGTTGCAGTTGATACTTCAACTATTGCTACACGTGCATATGTAGATTCCGCTGCAGCTGGAATTAATTGGCACGAAGCTGTTGATTATGCAACAGCTGCCGTTCTCCCAAATAGCCCAACTTATAACAATGGAACTAGTGGTGTTGGCGCAACACTCACCGGAGGCTCAAATGCGAGACTTATCGTAGACGGCGCTAACGCAAGTGACGGAGACAGAATCCTGGTACAAAATCAGGCAGATGCAAAGCAAAACGGTATATATGTTGTTACAACACAGGGAAGCGTAAGCGTCGCATATGTTCTTACAAGAGCTAGCGATGCGGATAACAACATTGCAGGTCAGGTAAAGGCTGGAGACGCAGTATTTGTACTCCTTGGTTCCACACACGCAAACCAAGGCTTTATTCTTACATCACAAGGAACTGGCACTGCTGGTGCAATTGTGCTGGGTACAGATGACGTTGTCTTTACTCAATTCACCGGAACAGCAACACTTGTTGCTGGTACTGGAATGACAAAGACTGGCAACACAATAGATATTGTTACTGCCAATAGTGGAAGAATTGTAGTCAATGCTGACAGTATTGACCTCGGAACTGTTACTCAGACTGATTCTTCTGGTTCTGCTACGACAACTTTTGTAAGCGGAATAACGGTAGATAGCTATGGACGCATAACTGGTAAAGAAACATCATCTGTTTCTTTCTCGTCTGTAATTACTAAAGCAACACTAACAGCAAAGGGTGACTTAATTTCAGCCAGCGGTGCATCAACACCGTCCGTTCTAGCCGTTGGCACCAATGGTTATATCCTGAAGGCAAACTCAGCACAGACTACTGGTCTAGAATGGGGCCAACTTGCTCTAGATGACATATCCGATGTCACGATAACAAGTGCTGCAAGCGGAGATTTCTTAAAATGGAATGGAAGTGCGTGGGTAAATGACCCAATAAACCTGGGCACAGACACAGTTGGAAACTACCTAACCGACCTAACAGCTGGGGCTGGCGTGACAATCACGCATACCCCTGGTGAGGGAAGCACTGCAACTATTGCGATTGGTCAGTCTGTAGCAGCATCAGATATACCAGTATTTGCTGGCCTTACGCTCAACGGAAACATTGTTTTTGAAGGTGCAACAGATAATGCGTTTGAAACAACGCTAACCGTAACTGACCCAACTAATGATAGAACCATCACTCTTCCTGATGCGACTACAACACTAGTGGGTACAGATACAACTCAGACGCTAACAAACAAGACTCTGACATCTCCAAGCATTTCAAGTCTTTATTTGTCTGACTCAAGCATTATTTTTGAAGGCTCGAGTGACGATACAAATGAGACCACGCTTACTGTTACTAACCCAACTGCAGATAGAACAATCACAATCCCAGATGTCACCGGAACGCTAGTCACAACAGGCGACACCGGCAGCGTTACGAGCACGATGATTGCTGATGGAACAATTGTCAATGACGACATAAATGCTTCTGCAGCAATTGCGCTATCAAAGCTTGCAACAGGGACGGGCGGATATGTTGTTTTGGCCAACTCTTCCGGTGTGCCAACATACACGCAAATTACCGGTGATATTTCAATAACTGATGCAGGAGTTGTCTCAATTGCAGCGAATGCGGTTGCTCTTGGAACAGATACAAGTGGTAACTATGTTGCGACAATTGCAGGCACAACAGATCAAATTTCAGTGTCTGGCTCCGGCTCGGAGACAGCAGCAGTTACACTGTCGCTCCCGCAGAACATCGCAACTACATCAAGCCCAACTTTTGCTGGAGCAACGCTAGATGCGGTACAAATTGGGGTTACAGCTGCTGGCGAGATTGATACGTCAACTGGCAATCTAACAATTGACTCAGCAGGTGGAACAGTCACCGTTGACGATAACCTTGTTGTTTCTGGCAACCTAACCGTTAACGGAACAACTGTGACCGTTAATTCAACTACAACCACACTTGACGACCCAATCATCACGCTTGGCGGTGATACTGCTCCAGTATCTGACGATGGTAAGGATCGTGGCGTTGAGTTCAACTGGCACAATGGTACAGCCGCTAAAGTCGGATTCTTTGGCTTTGACGATTCATCAGGGAAGTTCACATTTATTCCAGATGCAACAAATACATCTGAAGTATTTTCTGGAACACTCGGCACAATTGATGTTGGCGCTGTCCATATCAATGGGTCGCAAATTGCCGCTTCTAACCTCAGCAACGGAACAACTGGTTCAGGTTCTATTGTTCTTGCTAGTAGCCCAACCATAGCAACGGCAACACTGAGTAGTCCGACAATGACTACTCCAAGCCTTGGTGTTGCAAGTGCTACCAGTATCAATAAGGTTGCTATTACCGCACCAGCAACTGGTTCAACACTGACAATTGCAGACGGCAAGACGCTTACGGCCAATAACACGCTGACCCTTACTGGAACAGACTCTTCTTCAGTATCATTTGGTGCAGGAGGAACAGTTGCTTATGTTGCAGACAAGCTAAGCGTATTTGCTGCTACATCATCATCCGAGCTTGCTGGGGTGATTTCTGATGAAACTGGTTCTGGCGCCTTGGTATTTGGCACTAGCCCAACAATTGCAACTCCAACCCTTACTCTCAGTACAACAACATCAACAACTGCTGGAAGAGTTGCGTACGACTCCACTGGCTTCAAGATTATTGTTGGAGACGGAACTACTGCTCGAGAGTATGCGTCAAGCACTGTTGTAACAAATGCCCAAACATCCAGCTACACGACAGTGCTTGGGGATAAGGACAAGCTCATTGAAATGAATGTAGCTTCTGGAAATACATTGACAATCCCGCCAAACTCCTCTGTTGCTTATCCAGTTGGTACGCAAATCCGCATCCTTCAGGTAGGCGCAGGGCAAACAACATTAACTCCAGGCGCCGGAGTAACAATAAACGGAACGCCAGGACTTAAGCTACGAGCCCAGTGGTCATCGGCTACACTCATCAAGAGAGCAACGGATACCTGGGTAGCAGTTGGAGACCTTTCAGCATGACCTTCTTTTCTGGCGATGACGAGAGCGGTGGCAAAAAGCCGACTACGCCCACTATTGGAACTGCATCTATTCAGTTCAATACTGATAGGGCTATATCTGTTGCATTCACGGGATCAACATATGGGGGTAAGGGGACCGTTTCGTATACAGTCACATCCTCTCCGGGTGGCGTAACTGCAACTGGCTCATCTTCCCCGATTATTGTCACTGGTCTAACAGCTGGTACTGCATATACTTTTACCGTCAAAGCCGTTTCAAGTACGGGGGTTGAGTCTGATTCGTCAGGCGCATCAAACTCCGTTACTGCTGGAAACGAGCCTGGGGCTCCAAGTAATGCATCTGCAACCAATGGTGGAAATGCTGAGTCAACAATAACTTGGACTGCTGCGGCTGCTGGGACAGGAACCACTAACTACAGAGTTAGAACATATCTAAATAGCAATAGCTCACTTGTGGCGACTGACGAAGGAATCACGGGGACAAGCTTTACAAAGACCGGACTAACAAACGGAACTGCTTATTTTTTTACCGTAACCGCATACAACAGCTACGGAGAAAGTAATGCTTCGCAGACTGGAGCAATAACACCTGTTGCTCCTCCGTACTTCCCGCCTTATTTTCCTCCGTACTTCCCGCCTTATTTTCCACCGTATTTCCCACCGTATTTTCCGCCGTACTTCCCGCCATATTTCCCACCGTGGTTTCCACCGTGGTTCCCACCATTTTTCCCACCAGAATTCAAGTAGTAGGGATCATCTTTGGGATGATATAGACTTTTTTTCATGAACCATTTAGATGAAAAGTCACCATGGTTTGTGGAGCCCGGTCATTTTGGTGACTCCCCAGACAACATAATCGTCATTGAGAATTTTATTGACACAGAAGATTTGATTGCGATTCAAAAGTTCTGCCCGACAATAGACGAGTGGAATAATGAAAAAGAAAGTGTTTTTGCAGAAGACGGAACATGCCTATATAACGCTGACTACTGGAATGACAGGCAATGCAGTAGTGAAATCCTTAAAAGGTTAAATACGGATATTTGGTTAATTATTGATAAATACATAGACAAAATGCAGATAGAAATTGAAACACGTTTTAAATGCACGGTAAGCAGAAGGCCTCCAGTGATAATGAAATGGAGACCAGGAATTGAACAGCGGCCCCATGCGGATAAGCAACTAAATGACGGAAATCCAAATGCCTTTGTTGACTATGACATTAATTCCCTGTTCTACTATAACGATGATTTTGGGGGCGGAGAGCTCTACTATCCACAGCACGATATATGTATAAAGCCAAAACCTGGATTGGCAGTAATCCATCCAGGAGATGTCAATTATCTTCATGGTGTGAGCATGATTACATCTGGAGAGAGATATACGACGCCATCATTTTATACAGTTAAAGAATTTAAGTAGGTTATCAATGCGCCCAACTCACTACTCAAAATATGATGTTGAATCAATCATTTTGACAAATAAACAAGATCTAAAGTCTGCACATCCACGATATATCACAATAATAGATAACTTCATAGAAAAAGATGATCTTCAGATACTTGATGAGCTGTGTCGCTATAACAAAGATTCATGGTGGTATGAAAAAATTCCATGCATGGATTTTATTGAGCATACTTCTGGTGAGTACAGAGAATTATGCATGAAATACGCAGTTGATTTTCAGAGAAATAGAGGTCATCAACTGCTAGACAAATACATGGATAAGGCTAAGAAAGTAATTTCTTATGAAGTAGGTCATCAGGTAGTACCAATATTTAATTTCAACAGACACCAAACATTATCTGGTGGTTTTTGTCCCGGCCACACTGACTCAGAAGGAATAGGCCCTAATGGCATCTCTTATCTTGTTGATTACTCACCAATGCATATATATGAACCGAGTCTAATTGACATATCAGCAAACATATATATCAATAACGACTATGATGGCGGTCAACTCTATTTTGAAGCATATGACATAGAGATTACGCATACCCCGGGTCAACTTGTTTTCTTTCCAGGGAGCGTTGAATATAATCATGGAGTTCGCAAGATTTCTAATGGAACAAGGTGGAATTTAATAACACACTTTGCTAGACCAAAATTGATCACAATGCACAGCGCAATACATAATATGTATTCAAAACTGTCCGATGAACAACGAGCATCTTTTCCTTTAGAGTGGAACGATGGGTATGCTCATCGTGGAAGCACTGGCGAAAATCCATGAAGGCACTTTCACAGAATATACATCGCATTAAAAACTTCCTAAACCACAAAGAAATTGCTAAAATCGTAGAATTTGCCAATGCTCAACCAGAAATAGGTGGCAAAACGATTAGTTCAAGGGCAATTCTACAGTTCAGGCCAGATACGGAAATAACTTCGTTGGTTCAAAGCTACCAACTCAATGTAGAAAAAATAATTTCAAGGACATATGGTATTGATGTAACGGACATGTCCGGCACCACAGTTCGTAAGTGGTTTAAGGGCGAATTTCAGGCTCCGCATTCTGACTGCGAGGCACAATTTAAATGGAATTATGATACTTGGGATATTTCAAATATAAATAATTTTTCTTCTATATTTATAGAATATGCGGCCTTGACATACCTGAATGACGACTATGTCGGCGGGGAAATATATTTCCCAGACCATGATCTTGAAATAAAGCCAGAACCAGGAGAGCTAATTTTTTTCCCAGGTACGCATTTCTATATACACGGAGTAAGAGAGATAATTAGCGGATATCGGTATGCAATGATGACATTTTTTACAACACCGAAACTCCAGTATTTATGGCGCACATTTGTTCTTGACGAAACACCATTAAATTTTATTGACTACAGCGCAGAAGATTCAATGGAAAATCAGCGAATATTTTCCAGGTCAAATATTCCACAAACAATGACAATATTTGGACAAAGATTTCCAAATAAAAAACGCGAAGATGTCAATGAAACAGAAAAACCATTCTGGTAAACACAAAAATAGCGTTAGAACACTGCCACCAGATAGTGGAAATTGGTTTTTTAATATAGAGATATCTAGATGGGAAGAAGCTGACTGGACTGTTGGTCCAGAAACCGATAGTCAATACAGGGAGGTAGGTGCTAAGCGCATCATGATTGATGGCTTTCCCAGGCAGGGCAATAGGTTTCTTCGTTTCCATGCCCTATCTGGAATACCACAATTAGCTATTCCCAGCAGACTTAGCCATAGTCAAAAAATTATAGAGAATGCAGTTAATAATGTTGATTGCATTATTCTTACTACAAGAAAACCAGAAGATGCAATCAGTTCATACATTTCAATGTCCACTAGTAGTCCAGGTGGTGGATTTAGCCCAATAATAAAGGCACTCTCGTCCAGTCTCTATACCAAAGATGATGAGATTTATATTAATAAATGCATAAATTACTATACAAGAATGACAAATCTTTGTATAGATTTGAAAGATTACTGCTATCTAGCACAATTTGAAATATTTTCTAAATTAACGCACATAGAAATTTGTAAAAAACTATTATCTGCTGTCAATTCTGATTTATATGTGAATTCAGAAATACACTCACTTGATGGCCGCAGTAACTCAACTTCAAATGAATTATTGAAAAAATACATATTAAGTGATAGGTTTGCTGAAGCAATGAAACAAGCAACAGATGCCTATATCAGAGCCGTATCAAAATGTAGGCACATCTAAGATGGAAAATAAAATGGTTACAGCAGAATATATTGGCAATCCAATCATGGGTCTTCTGTGTTACAGGAATGCACTCCCTGTAGAGCTAAGAATCCCTGAAAGACTTGAGGAAACTATTGGGGATAGCTCGATGGCTCCATTTATGTGGATGGACGCATTAGTTGGTGATCAGCAGAAGATGCCAGAATATCGGGATTGTGTTGATTGCAAGATAGGGCAAACCCACCTATCGCATTTACCCACCCAATTCTGCGAACTTAAAAACATCTATAACGATACAGTTGAACGCCTAACCGTATGTTTGCAAGACTATGAGTCTAGATACAACATCAGAATGGATTACATGGAGGCTATAAACTATGTGCGCTATAGGCCAGGGCAACATTTCGGCGTACATTCCGATCATGGATTTTCCTACAATTGCACTGTTTCATCGGTTATGTATCTCAATGACGACTATAAGGGTGGAGAACTCTGGTTTCCGTTTCTTAATGTGACATTCACCCCATCCTACGGAGATATTGTTTTATTCCCATCTACATATATATATGCCCATGCAGCTAAACCTATTATTTCCGGTACGAAATACGCAGCTGTCACAATGTTTGACTATAACGACAGAACACATAGGCATGGTCGTGGAGAGAATATTGATGGTACCCCAATAACATATGGAGCTGGGATACCTGGGTACTCCCAAGAGCAAGGACGTTTTAAGTTTTAGTAATGAAAGTAAGTCTTACAAAAAACCATCAATCAGCACCCGAAATAAGACAATCTCGAGTAAAAAGGGATTGGATGGATGAAACTTACAATAAGCATGCCTATCAGTGTCTTCCAATGACAGTAGCTAATGTCATGGGTTGGGAGCTTGTTCTTCAGGAAGAACTAGTAGTTAAATGGGATGGAGGGAATACACCTCCAGTTGTTCTTAGCGGAGGTAAACAGTCTGGGAGAACAGTGGCATACCCTTCAATAATTGGAATTATATCCCTCGGTATGGGGTGGACAATAAATACCGAAGATGGGTATTCAACATGGATTACTGGATCACCTAATTTTTTTATAGACGGAGCAGTACCACTAGCTGCCTCAATTCCAAGTTCTTGGTGGCCGGATGAGGTCCAGATGAACTGGAAAATTACCAAGATAAATGAGCCTGTAATTTTCCCAGCAGGTTCACCCTACTGCTTCTTTACTTTTATTCATGACTCAGTTTTGCCATCTGTTGAATTTGAGGTATCTAACCTGGGCGACAACCCAGAACTCATTGAGGCACGAAAAAAGTACAATGCACTAAAAATGCAAAATAATCAAGAAAATCCGTGGACATGGACAAAGGGGATAAAGACTGGAGTTGATGCAGATGGCAACAGAATCGGGCCAACTTTTATGGGGTTGCCTAAGCTCAGCGTCCCAGAATAGGTATACAAGGGCTACCTATCTATCTGTCAATTAATAATAAACATATATATGCGACTAAAGTAATGTAAAATATAGGCAAGCGTCAGGTCAACACGAGGAAATATAATGGCATTTTCAAATAATCTTTCACAGGCAAAAAAGAAGGCCATATACGAGAGAAGTATCGCCAACTTGGAGCAACATGTATTTAGCCTTATCCTTGAGGCTGGATTTGACCCAGATAATTTTGATAGCGAGTCATTCTCTCCTACATTTGACAACATATCTCAGGAGTTTGTCCGTTCACATGTCCTACTGCGCGCTGCACTTGATAGTCTGAATACAGTAAAGGACCAGTACGAAGAACGCTTTTAATATAAGCTGGCATCAATCCAGAAAGCAGTGCAATGAGTATTTCAGAAGAAGATAAGTTAAAAGCTAAAAACAAAGCTAAAGCATATCTAGAGCAATCAATATATGCGCTCGCACTCATGCTGTCAATTGATCCAGATGATTTGCCGGAAGAATATGAGAATCCAATTACCCCTAGTGATGACGGGATAAATAGTGAACTATGGCACTCTCATGAATGCCTAAAAGTCCAGATTAGCGCTTATTCAAAGTTGGCCTAATATGAAAATTAATCCCAAAATACCTTTCGCTAAATCTGCGAGCGATTCAATGCTGGAAAAAAATTCTGGGAACACACAAAATGACATGGATGATAAGACTGAACAAAAGGTCTTTCGTTGGAATGCTTCAAAGATGTCGTATGAAACCCCAGATGGATTCGCGACAATATGTAGTCTTGTCCAAATGGGTGACTCTGAGTTTGCCACTAAAGAGGGCAATAATCCTCAATCAGATGGAGAATAATCCAAATGAGGAGAGTTGTTGAATATAATCCCGCCACATCATGGGATGGCTCCAGCGGTGCAGATGTAAATTCTGGCTATTCACCAGAAGATGATCTTGAATCAATTGAGTCCGAGCTGGCATTTTTGCTATACGCACTCGGTATTACGGATTGGTCATCTTTTGATGAACTAGTAATTGATGACATTATAAATCAGGCTAAGAGTATTTATCGTACATTGTCAACAGAAAAAAATATTCTTGCTGCGTCAAGCTGGACCAATAATAGGCACAATCACATCGTAAGACCACTGAGAAAGCTATGGTGGCAACGCAATATCGTAAGGACAATCATCGCAAATGGATAACCAAACCATTAAGCAGGCACTTGTTACTAAACATCTAACCGGTGTACTCAGTGACGATGCCATCCATGAAGAATTAAATACCGTTTTTTGTGATGCGTCAAAAAATGTTATGAATTTTGTAAATTCAACAAACCCAGACAAAAGGGTTATAGCAATAGGCAGTAATGATGAAATCTGGAGATGGGAAACGCAAGCATTCCTAACTCCAGACTGGACAATTCTGACTAAAGAATGTGCCCTTCATGCATCAGTTATGTTGGTTTCTGCTATAAAACCTGAAAAAATGCTAATTACAAGCCCTGAATCAGCTGGCTTAATTTTCGCCCATCTAGAAGATACTGGCAGAAATCCGGATATCACATTTGTTAATACGCTTAATCTTTTCTTCTATGAAAAGTTCATAAGAGAAGTCCATAGTGCATATAACTTCACATACTCAGTTGTGGATATTAGTGACCTAAACCAAGAGGGACAAGTCTATGATTTCATATTTAGCTATAGCTGGGACGTGGCAAACAACCTTGAATATCTGCAGTCCTTAATTGACGCCCTGCAACCTGGTGGGACAATGGTAATAATGCTTACGAACAATAATGGTCGCATATACTCAGAAAATTTTGAGTCGCATGCTCTTTATGAAATGCATGAAATACTAAAATCGCAACCCAGCTCAACAACCACACATAACCCTGCATTCTACGGAACAACAGTATTTACTAAAAACTAAAATTATAGAAAATATTTACTGTATCTCTCTAGCGACATTTCTCGTAGTAAGTTTTTACTGAGTGAAATACCCAAATATGGAAACACCGGAGAGTTTATGATTGCCAATCACCTTGGCGGGGGAACAGTAATTTTCAGAAATGCTATTTCTGTTCCTCAGGAAACCATAATTCCCATGCTTGATCGCATGAAGGAAGAAGCTCGTAGCAAAATGTTTACTGTCGTATATGACGAGCAGGGAAATCCACTCCATGCAATTAATCAAGGTGGATTTATTTATGAATTAGAAAAAATGAACAAAACACCAGTACGCATAATGGGGCTTGATGCTGATTTCTTTAGGGAATGCGAAGAAGCCATATACCAAGCCCTGCTTAGATATATAGAAATTTTTCCTGCAATTCTTCAATCTTTATGGTGGAGAACTGAGGGACACATTCTTGGATACGACAAAGGAGCATCACTTGGTTTTCACTCAGACAATGATGTTAACTATAGATACGGCGCTATTCCAATAAATGAACATGCAACACGTAATGTTTTAAGCGCTTTGATATATCTAAACGACTGCATAGATGACGGTGAGGATGATGTTCCTTACTCATTTTCTGGTGGCCATATGGAAATACCCTACTTCGGTATAGATATCAAACCAAAAACTGGCGACATATTGATGATGCCAGCGAACTATCTTGGTGCTCACGAAATATTTAAGGTTACAAGAGGGACACGCTATTCATATCTAGCGTGGTTTGCTCAGGGCTCAGAGGACATAGCCAGGGGGGTTAACCCCTTAGATGAACGCAAATCAACCACCATTGGCGGACAGTTCTGGATGAAGACAATAATAGAAGACTACGAAAGGTATATTCGCAATAAATATCCAGACGACACAACACGACCAGAACATCTATTGGCAGTAGAGGGTAGACAAAAAGATCATGGTTATGCTTAACAACAATGTCAATGGGATACACCTTGGTGGCGGTGTTGTTCTTTTTGAAGATGCAGTTTTTTTTGAACAAAAATATGCAACAGAATTTGCAGAAAAAATTGTTTCACGCGAACAAGACCAGATGTACAAACCTGCAATAAATCCAGAAACAGGCAAAAAGGCTTACCTAAATAGAAGTGGTTATTACTTTGATTATGAAGACGTCAATAGAATGCCAAGGCGAGGCTCAATGGCCCACCAGGATAAAGACCCAGAGGTAATGAAATTTCTGGGATTCCTAGAAGAATCAAGAGACACATATCTACTTAAATATCTTGAGATGTTTCCAATTGCATTTAAGAATATCTGGTGGAAAGTAAAAGGTCACATAGTTTCGTATGGACCAGGCGTATATCTAGGTGTTCACTCTGATACCAGTGTTGATTACTGCTATGGAATAGATGAACCATCTGATCAGCTTGCAACTAGAAGCAGTGTTTCATGCCTAATATATTTCAACGATTCTGTTGAGTCTGGGGATAAACTAGACGGCACAAATTTTACAGGCGGTCATCACTATTTTAATTACTTAGATATCCGCATAGTACCAAAGCGTGGTAGCATCCTAATGTTTCCAGCAAATTATATGGCTGCGCATGAAGTGCTGCCGGTTGAGGATGGGATAAGGTATTCCTATCTAGGTTGGTATTCGCATGGTTCTCCAAATTCAGCTGTAAATGAGAATGTCGTTGATCCAATAAAATCTCCAGATGTTGCTCAATTTGCCACAAATGTCTATATGCCATCACTACGTGACGACTTTAAAAATCACGTCCTTAGTAAGGGTGGCACCAGTATCACCGTACCCGGATTTTCCCTGTAAAAGATATGAAAATGCGACATCTTGGAAATGGCATAGCAGTATTTGAAAATGCTGTTGAGATAGACGAAGAATTTATTAAGCAATATATTTCGTCCCTTAGAACAATTGGACAGCGAGACAAATACATCAACCAACAAGGCCGACTAATTAATATGGGTGGGTATGAGTTTGATGCCGAATCAGTAAATAGTGCTCCAGAAAGATTTATAGATACACTTCCTCAGCATGATTTGATTGGTGAACGTGAAAGAAACTTCATTATTGACTGTGAAAAAGCTTTATATTTAGCCGTTGTTGAGTACTGTAGGGTATTTCCAGTAGCCACAGAATCAATCAAGTGGAGAGTTCGGGGTCATATAGCAACCTATAGAAATGGGCAAAATATAGGTTGTCATTCTGATGTATCTGTTCCAGGAGAGATTGGGGAACCACCAATTAATCAAAAATCGCTACATAATACCCTTACGGCTGCAATGCTGTGGACTGACGACTATCAGGGTGGAGAACTTGAATTCAGAACATGGGGGATTTCAGTAAAACCACCGGCCGGATCAATATTGTTATATCCGTCAACATTTATTGGAGCCCATGAGGTTCTCCCGACTACGTCTGGAGAAAGAATCTCGTATCTACAATGGTTCTGTCATGGTTACCTATCAGAAGGGATGCCTCCAGTTCCTGCTACGGATGACTATCTGAGTCAGTATAGGTGGCTACCACATCTAATGGATGATGTTGGCAAATACAACCTATATCAACGCCAGGTAAATTAGGTGTATGTAAAAATGATAGAATCCCAGTAGGAGAAAAAAATGACTAATATGAGTAAATATTCTTCTGCCTACGACATCCCACTAAGGAGTGTTGATGGAGAAGAGAACTTTCTGAGCAAGTTCAGAGGCAAGGTTACTTTATTTATTAACACCACTGGTGACTGTGGTAATGCCCCCCAGTTTGGAATTATTGAGCGTCTTTATCAAACCTATAAAGACCATGGTTTCCAGGTTGTGGCCGTACCTACAAATGATTACTGCGGCCCAAAGGTTACATATGGGATCTATGAAGATGGCATCTCTAATGGTAAACAGTCAGAAGATTATGCAAAAGAGAAGTGGGGTGTCACATACCCATTTAGTGAGATGATCGTATCTCGTGAATCTCGTTGCGATGAGGAAGAAAAACACCCCCACCCCCTCTATGGCTTTTTAAACCCAGGTGGAGAAAATACACCAATTTTTGGAAACTTTGAAAAATTCATAGTTGATAAAAATGGACACTATTTAACCAGAATCATGAACGGAGCTCTCCTTGACTATGCGTATAACGACGGTCAATGTGATCCCCCCGAAGTGGAGTATCAACGGCTATGTGGAATCATAGAAGAGGCCCTCAATCAGGAATATACTGAAATATAAAGCACGGCTATCTATCTTCCTGCTATAGTCATCCATATGAGTGAACAAATTGAACCACAACTGATTATTGATGAACTGGTAAAGCGCGTCCAGGCGCTTACATTGGAGAACATTGTGCTCTCAAGTCGTCTAGCTAAATTTCAAGGGCTACCGTTCAACGCTGATAATCAGGAGATTCCAAGTCCTGCTTCTTTTGTGCCACAGGGCGATCAGCAAGCCGATTAAAAGCAGTATTATTAATGTCAGTAATCTGACAATCATTCTGGGGTCATAGATGGCAACCTTTAGTAAAGTGCTCCTAAGCGGAAGCACAAACGGTAAGCAAATTAAGGTTGGAGCAACTGCTACTCCAGGTACGACGATACATACTGCTGTGTCTGGCACTTCATCAATTGATGAGATATGGCTTTATGCTGTAAATAGCTCGACATCATCTGTAAAACTAACCGTTGAATGGGGTGAAGCAACGGCACCAGATGGGAATATTGAAGTGACAATTCCAGCTGAAAGTGGATACACATTAGTTGTCCCCGGTCTTCCACTGCAGAATGGCCTCATAGTTAAGGCATTTGCTGGAACAACGAATGTCATCCTTATAAATGGATACGTAAATAGGATTTCATAGTGACAAGCAGGAATCCATATGTCGCAAACATTACTGCTGGGGCATCACCGCTTCCTGCTGGGATGGTTTCCCCGTTTGCTGGATTAATTGCCCCCTCTGGGTGGTTAATTTGTGCAGGTCAAACAATAAGTAGGGTAACATTTTCAAATTTATTTTCAGTGATAGGAATATACTATGGCTCTGGTGACGGGGTAACTACATTCAATCTTCCGGATATGAGAGGTCGTGTCCCTGCAGGCTTGGATCAGGACATGTCATCGCAGGGTGGAACCAGTGTTGTTTCAAGAATTACTAGCGGAAATAGTGGTTTTTTCGGGACTGTTCTTGGCCAGGCAGGTGGCGACGAAAGAGTACATCAGCATAGCCACGCTAATACGCTCACTAATTCTGCAGTTTTATCTGATACAGAAAACGCAAACCATAGCCACTCCGGATCAACTGGAGAAAATGCATCTACATCATTTCTTCGTGTTGTAGGTGTTGCTGGCACAATTTTGGATTACAACCATGCAGTTGGCCGTGGTTCTGGAGCATTTACAGATTATTCAGGCGGGGCAGCTTACCCACAGCACTCGCACCCATTCTCAACCGGAACACAGAGTGCAAACCATAGACATAGCGTGACCAGCAATGTATCAATAACAAATGCACAAACCGGTTCTGGAAACTCACAGAATGTTCAACCTACAATAATACTTAACTACATAATTAAATTTTAAGGTCTTACCACTTACCAATGGGGCATGTGGCATCCTGAAGGCGAACCTTCATCATCATGAAACAACCACAGAGCCTGCATTGACGCACTGTCTTTCTAAGATGTTCGCATTCTAAACAGCGGTCAAGCCGATTGCGCCTAAGTTCAACAGGCGCAAATTCCGTAGATGGGTTTAGGAAATCTGTGGGTTTTACTTCACGATCAGGCATTGCTACCACTTACCAAGTGGACAATTTGCACTAGCTAGCTTTACCTTAAGGTTCATAAAGCAACCACACTCTTTGCACTGCTTAGTTGCTTTGATTAAAGATGGGCAACTACTACACATCAAATACCTATGGGTTGCTAATTCATCAGAAGCATATTCTGTATCCGGATTGAAGAAGTCAACTGGAGAAACAGCTCCAGACTGCTGTCTCTCTATATTTTTCTTTTTCCACTCTTGCCATGGACTTGTCATGGTTTATATATTACTCGCTTGGTTGTGGAGGCGTGAATGAAGTACCATCCCAAGTTGAACCCTTTTCAATCATTTCATTGGTTTTTATAATTGTTGGATTACTACTATAAATAGCATTAAGCATTTTTGCCTGTGGACCTATATCGTCGGTAAAGTGCAAGTTCATTGCAACTTCTCCGTCAACTACTACTGCAAAAAAATAACGTCCCATATTTTTATCCTACCATTTGTTGACTGATTTATCCGTAGCAACCCAGGTAGCCGCCACCACACTGCTGAATATAGGCCTGTGCGCCACCACAAGTATAAAGAATATAGTTATATACAGTACAGTCAGCACAGCCTTCATTGCCACTAGTTTCAATAATCCACTCACCGTAACCAATGTTGTAATAGGTAAGTGATTTTCCAGCAAATGTAAAGCCATAGTTTCCGTAGTAGCTGGCCGTAACATCTGTCCAGCAAGGTGCGGTCCCAACTGCACCTTGGCAGTCAGAGCAACTTCCATAGTTGCTGCATGAGCTAGATAGTACGCCACCGACGTTGCATGATCCCTCACAACCAAATCCAGGCTTATAGTACCTCTGCCTTGTCTCCGTAAGTGTTCCATACTGTATTCCACATACACCACAACCCTGGCTACAGCCATTAGGTGTTGTTACATTGCAGTTTTGAAGTGCATATGCAGTACTTGCTGCCGATGTTCCAGTCGCCTCCCCAACCGAAGTTGTTGCCTTAACTTGAACCCTATAGGAACTTGTATTATTTCTAGTTGAGTAAGATACAGATTGGTTTGCTGATGTTGCTACCCATGAACCATAGCTAGAGCCACCATTTGTTGAAAGTCTATATTCATAGGAAACTGTCAGATCATCGCCATTTGAAGATCCCCAACTAAATGCTGTCGTGTCACATGAATCGTTAAGAGTGACTGTTACTGCAGTTGGATTTGCATATGTTCGTGCTGATGCCACCGAAGATGCTGCACCAGCTCCAGCAGCGTTTACAGCCCTCACATAGAAAGAATATGTGGTGTTTTTTGCCAGTGATGTAACAGTAAATGAATTTCCAGTTGTTGACATAGAAGTCCAGGTTGTTCCATCACTTGACCTCTCATAGTCGGTTATTGCAGAGCCACCATTACTTGGTGTTGTCCAGTTAAGCGTTAATTGCTGATTACCTCTTGTAATCGAGCTTATTGTTGGGGCTCCAGGCGTTGTTCTTGGGGTTGAGGAAGATGAGCTTGAATCAGCACTTGAGCCAGCAATATTATTTGCTCTCATCTTTATTGTGTATGTTGTCCCGTTTGTTAGCGAGGATATTAAAAATGTCCCACCAGAAGTAAGACCGGTTGATATCCAGGCTCCATATGTTGTGCCACCATTTGTTGAAATGGCATAGTCATACCCAGAAATGGTTGCTCCACCGGTTGAGGCTGAAGATGCAAATTCAACACTAAGCGTTGTATTACCGGGAGTAATTGTTGTTATTGATGGAGCACTAGGAACAGTACGTGGTGTTGTATTTGAAG